GTTGTTCTATATTTGTAGAGTAAACAAATGAGCATTAGTTTATTAACAAAATATTAAATCGTGTCGTAACCGTGTACGTACACGTTAAATTAACGTGTGTCGTGACCGTGTACGTACACGGAAAACGTAACGTCAAATTACCTTCTGTGAATCCAAAGTCATAAACAATTCACATTTCATACCTTGTATTTCTCCTCTGAATATGGTATAATATATATGTCAAGTGGGAAACTCCTTGACGGTGCCATGGTTTTATTTTCCCTCATGCGCGTCGCTTTGTACCTTTCACGACGCGCACGCATGCTAGCGATAATCGGCAGTAGGCAAGTCATACGGTTTTAACCCCTTTTTTCCCGTAAAATCGTGAGTTCGAATCTCACCGCTAGCACAAGTAGTATATATTTTGGCAAGCAAAGTAACAACACCAGTACTACAAACGCAAACAACAAAAATCAAACAGAAAGAAGGAAAACAAATGTGATTAGCAAGTACATGTACGAAGTCACAATCGATTATCTCGCGTCCGATCACGGCAAAGTCAAGCTCGAATCGTGTGACTTCCACATTTCGACCTACAAGGACGTCTCGAAAATACTCGCGATAACAAAAGCCCGTGCCGACTGCAAAACCAAGGGTTTGCACTTCCTCCGGGTCAAATGCGCGAACGGCCGTCGCGCGATCTTTACGTGTGATGAAGAAGAATTCGCGGCAATCTGTGAACAGCAGTACGACGTGGTTGAACCCTTCACAATCGCTGAATGGCCGGAAATCGACAACCGTATCAACAGCGGAAAAACCAACTAACCAAACAAGGAGAATAACAAATGAACACTGAAAACTACACCTCGAAAATCACTTTCTCGTCTCGCGACCTTTCCCCGCTCGAACAGGTCAAGTACCGCGATCTCTCGAACACCGCCGCGCTCGACAAGGAACTCACTGACCCCGCGAATAACGGCCGTCTCACCCTCACCCCCTCGCTTATCTTCAACGTTGACGTTCACAACCCGAAGAGTAAGAACTCCAACGACTACTCTTGCACTGTCATTGAAGACAGCGAAACCGGCGTCCGCTACCGCACTTCTTCCGAGTCTTTCCGCTCCGCTCTCACCGAGATCCTCGACGGCCTTAAGGAAGTCGGAATCGATCTGCACACCGTCCCGCTTGCGATCTACACTGTAGACAGCAAGAATTATCAGGGCAAAAAGTTCATCACCGTTTCCATTGCCTAACTAAGGGCAACATTCGCCGCCCGAACTCCCTCGGGCGGCTTTATTTATCGAAAGGAACAAACCATGGCAAGCAAACGAATCAAGAAAAAGAAGCGCGCTTATAACGCCCATCAACGTGAACTCCGCGAAATGTACAGCCGCGCGCGTAAAAATGCAGTCGCGCGTATGCGCACAGCAGAGTCGAAGGGCTATGTCTTCAACTATCAGTTCAAGGAATTAACTTCTGACTTCAACCCGCACATGACGGATATTGAACGTCTGAATCGTCTTTATAACGAAAAGTTATATGAAACCGGAATGCAGATTTCGTCCGAAGGCGAAGTCCTTTCCGAAATTTCTTCAACTGGTTTGAAGGTCGCTAAAGCGGCAGGTGAACCGATCAAGGAAAAGCCTAAGCGCAAGCGGACTTCACAAAAGCGCACACCCGAACCGATTCCCTACCCCGGCCGTCCTTCCACTTATGACGGTGAGACACTCGAACCGGAAGAACCCGAAGACGAAGAAGCTGAAACCGAAGAACTCACCAGTCCTTCCCGAGCAGATCACCCGCCTGTATGGGCTGATTACGTTCTCATGCGTACACTCGGCATGGGCGCACGCTACGCGCAGTACACACATCCCGACTATCAGGAAGTCGCCGCACGTGGACAAGAACTGCTGAACGCTCTCCGCGACGCGATCAACAAGTTCGGTACTGACCGAGTCGCGAAGATCCTCTATGACCTCATGCAGGAAACAGGAGACCTTTTCGAAGAAAAAGTATTTTACAACGGTCAAGCGTTTTCATCAGCAATGGAGAAACTTTACAACGCTTTCGCGGAAGCGGGTATCGTCGATGAACAAACGCGACAGCGTGAGGTTGAAAAATGGGAAGACGCTAGGGAACAACTCCAGAATCACGAAGACTATGACACATGAAGCGGCAGGAAAAGCCGCCGCGCGTCTTTATCTGTGACTTTGAAACCTCGGTGTATGAAAACCAGACGTCAACCGAAGTCTGGGCGGCGGCAACAGTCGAAATGTATTCCGAGAACGTCACAATACACAAATCCATAAGCAAATGGTTTGACAACCTATGTGAACTAGCTAGATACGACAACCTCGTCGTTTACTTCCACAACCTGAAATTCGATGGTAACTTCATACTTTGGTATTTAATGTATCAAACCGATTTCAAACCCGCAAGCGTCGAGATCTCCGACACTGACGTTACATTTTTCGACAACTGGAAAATACCAAACAATATGTACGTCTACAGTATCGGCCGCCTCGGTCAATGGTACTCAATTCACATTCGGAAATTCAATCACACAATCGAGATTCGAGATTCTCTGAAACTCCTTCCTTTTGCGCTCCGCAAAATCGGAAAAGACTTCAAAACCAAACACCAGAAACTGGAAATCGAATACGAAGGCGAACGGCACGCAAACGGCATAATCACACCAGACGAAAAGGCCTACATCGCGAACGACGTCCTCGTCATTAAAGAAGCTCTCGAAATCATGTACTCACAAGGCCACGACAAACTGACAATCGGGTCATGTTGTATGGCCGAGTTCAAACACATTCTTTCCGATGACTTTCGCGAATTTCGCGACGTCTTTCCGAATATGACCGAAGTCTTTATCGACTCCGACTTATACGGCGAATCCAACGCTGACGCATATATACGACACGCTTATCGCGGCGGTTGGTGTTACCTCGTCAAAGGCAAGGAGAACAAACTTTTCCACCACGGCACAACAGCTGACGTGAACAGCCTTTATCCCTCGGTCATGCACAGCGAATCAGGGTCACGTTATCCCGTCGGGAAGCCTTACTTTTGGAAGGGCGAAATTCCTGAAAAGCTGACCGGACGTTTCAAAGACGACTACTATTATTTTATTCGTTTAAGAACTCGTTTCCGAATCAAACCGGGTTATCTTCCTTTTATTCAGATCAAGGGTAACCCGATGTACCGTGGTACAGAATCGCTCGAAACGTCTGACATACTGCATTACGGCAAGTATTACGACCACTATATCAAAGACGGCAAGGACTGTCCCGCAGTCGTTACTTTAACCCTCACTTGCACAGACTATCAGTTACTGCTCGAACATTACGACCTATACGACACCGAGATTCTCGACGGATGTTATTTCCGTTCCGAAGTTGGAATTTTCGACGATTATATCAACAAATACCGCGAAATCAAGGAACACAGCAAAGGTGCAATTCGACAAATAGCAAAACTCTTCCTTAACAACCTATACGGCAAATGTGCAACCTCCTCGGACTCGTCATTCAAATACGCGCGCACCGCAGACGACAATACCCTTCATTTTACAAATATCGAAGACCATTCGAAAGAAACCGTCTATATTCCCGTCGGCGCGGCGATCACATCATACGCTAGGAATTTTACGATTCGCGCCGCACAGAAAAATTATCACGGAAAGGATAAACCCGGCTTTATCTATGCAGACACCGATTCCCTTCACCTCGACCTCCAACCCGAAGAAATCGTCGGCGTACCAGTTCACCCAACAGCGTTTTGTCACTGGAAGCTCGAAAGCAACTGGGACGACGCTTTGTTCGTCCGTCAAAAAACATACGCCGAACACATCACGCACGAAGATCAAGAACCGATCGACAACCCGCACTGGGAAATCAAATGTGCGGGACTCCCTGAATACTGTAAAAACCTCTTTCTCGCGTCCCTCGACACCGATCCCGAAATCGACAGTCATTGGAGTCCCGAAGAAATCAGTTTTGCGAAAACACATCGTGAAATAACCGACTTCAAAAACGGCCTAGTGATTCCCGGCAAACTCGTTCCCCGTCGAATGCCCGGTGGAGTAGTGCTGACGAAAACAGCGTTTGAACTTCGCGCTCCCTCGGTCGAAGTCTCTCTTGAAGACCTATAAAACCGCCCCGGAAATATTCTTTCCGGGGCTATATCAAATCGTTGAGAGCTGGAAGTTCCGTTTGCATTTCGGCAAGCGCGTCGGCACTTTTTACAGTGTGCAATCCGCCGCACTTGAATCCAGACGGACAACGTGATACGCTAGTAACTTACAGCGGCCATTAAGGCCTCTTTCGCTTCCAGATTCTGGAATCTGAAAACACCATGTTCGAAATACGAACGAAGCTGTAGAACCAAATACTTCATACTGTTGAGCATGACATAATTGATATTATGGTCGGCTGTCGTCACCGAAAGTCTCTCCGGATAGCTTTCATCTGCCTTTGTAGTACAATAAGCAATTCCGAGATCTGGATATTCGCGGATTCCAAACGATTTTCCTTTGTATTTCAGCGTCGCGATATAACGCGATCTTCCGGCAGGAGTTTCTACGAACGCCGTACTGTCGTTAAGGTAAACCATTTGCGTGAGATAATCAATCTGACGATTCGCGACAAAAGCGCGATTAAAGGCCGAATTTTTCTGGGCGTTTGCGGCCGATTCGTTAAACCCTTGTTCCAGAACAAATCCCTCACCGCGAAGAAATTTCGTATCTGACCTCAGTCTCTGTGAAATTCCGAACGCCGTGTAATACGGATTCAGCAGGGACACCAGATTCGACAGCATAAAAACCGGAAGATAACGACACTGCTTTCCACCGCCACGCGCAAGTGAAGTGTGAATCGAGACGAACTTGTCGACCTCGTTCGGGCAGTATTTCGCGCACTCGGATTGAAATTCGTCAAACAGGATTCTCCGGCACTGTGACAGCAGATGTGAGAACTTTTTTATTTTATCGGCGGCGTTCAGCGCGAACGCATAGCCGCACGATTCACCATTAAGGAAAAGCTCAACATATGCTCCCTTCTCCCGGTTGACACCTTCCATTTCATAATCCTGAAAGAAAAGCGATCCGATGTCATTGAAGAATTTCGCGGCGACGTTGTTCAGTTCTTCTGACCAACGATAAAGCAGGCCGAACTTCTCGCCGTTCTTCAAGAAACGGTTGACGAAATATCTAGCGAAGTATGTCGTCTTTCCGGCACTTCTGTTCGAAGTACACAAATAAATCTCAGGTGTTTCGCCGTTGATATCTTTCATAGACAACAGCTTTGTCCCGTCATAATACTCCATGATATTCACCTCTTTACAATATTATACCACAAACTTTCGAAAATGTCAAGACTTTTTACTTGACATTTTCGAAAATCTATGGTATAATTACAATAGTAAAGGAGATGAAACCATTGGCTATACGCACACGCGAAGAAATCACAAACCTAATCAACGAACGCATAACCGCGAATGATGATTCAACTCTCGAACTGATTGGAGATCTTACCGACACGATCAACGATCTTTCCACACGCGCGACAGCGGCCGAACAAAAAGCGGCCGACACTGAAACCTCGTGGAGAAAACGTTACCGTGACAGATTTTTCGGAACTGGGTCAAACGACCCTGAACCCCCTCCGACCAGTCCGAGTGATGAACAGACGAACGGATGCAACACCACTTTCAACGATATATTTAAGGAGATGAATTAAATGCCCGTTAAGCCTAAAATCGTCACACTGACTAACTCGTCGGTAGACGTACTCAACGCGATTCGTAATTCTGCTACCATAAACTTCCAGAATTATGTCCCGGTCGCTACTTCCGACCCTGAATCCGTCCGCACTATCGGCGCGATTATCTGTGACAACCCTCAGCTTCAGAACGAGTTTCTGAACGCTCTTGTCAACAGAATCGGCCGTGTTATCTACACTTCCAAATCTTACCAGAATCCGTGGGCAGTCCTGAAGCGCGGAATGATGGAGTTCGGCGAAACCGAAGAGGAAATTTTTATCAATCTCTGCAAGGTTGAAAATTATGACCCCTCGGATGCAGAGACCACGCTTTTCAAGCGCAACGTTCCCGATGTCCGGACTACCTTCCGAGTTATCAACTACAAGAAACTCTACCCGCTCACGATCCAGAACGACGATCTCCGGACGGCCTTCCTTTCGTGGGATGGCGTCACCTCACTTATCTCGAAGCTCGTCGAGTCGATCTACACTTCCGCAGAGTATGACGAATTCCTCGTGATGAAGTACCTTCTCGCACAGCACATTCTCGCGGGACACCTGACGCCTATCCAGATAGCCGCAGTATCTTCCGAGAACGCGAAGGAAATCGTCACGAAGATTAAGCAGATCTCGAACGGATTCCGTTTCATGTCTACCAAGTACAACATGGCCGCCGTTCCTCAGCTTTCGCGACCCGATGAGCAGTATATTATCGTCAACACCGATTTCGACGCAAGCATGGACGTTAACGTTCTCGCGTCGGCGTTCAACATGGACAAGGCAGAATTCGTCGGTCGTCGAATTCTTGTCGACTCGTTCGGCGAACTTGATACAGCGCGACTCGGCGAAATCTTTGAAGGTGATCCCACTTACGAAGAGATTTCCGCAGACGATCTCGCGAAGCTCGACACTGTTCCGGCCGTCCTGATTGACCGCGATTTCCTCGCGATCTATGACAACCTTATCCAGTTCACAGAACAGTACAACGGAAAAGGCCTTTACTGGAATTACTTCCTTCACCTTTGGAAGACTTTCAGCGTCTCGCCGTTCGCGAACTCCGCTGTATTCACTCCGACCGCGCCGGGCGTTACTGGCGTTACTGTCACGCCGTCGGCTGTTGCAGATCCGGCCGCTGGTACTGAATTCGGGCTGACGCCGAACGTCTCTACTACCGGATTCGCTCCGACGACCGTCGACTATGTTTCGTCTTCTGCGAAAGTCACAGTCAACAAGGCAGGTCGCGTTAAGGTCGTCACCAAACTCGCGGCGAAGGAGACCGTCACAATCACTGTGAAATCGACTTTCGACCCGTCGAAGACTGCTACTTGCACGATCTCGGGTCCGAATGCGTAATTTGTAGAAAGGAGAAGCGGCCGACAAAATTACGTCGGCCGCATAACCTATATGTACGTTGCTCCTGACACAAACCTCCGGTTCATCCGCAATTGTCCGCTTGCTCAAAACCTCGACCATACGATTTTATTCGATAGCCGTGAAGCGCAGACGGCATACTTTACCGGAATCGCGGAATATACCCGCGACAAGTACAGCTTTCAGCGAAGACAGCCCGGCGTAATTCGAGTCGATCTTCCTTACGAGTCTTGCATATATTTTAATTATATGTGCTATCAAAATCACGCTCACGCGAACAAATGGTTTTATGCTTTCGTCACTGGATGCGAATATGTAAACGAAGGCTGTACTGCGATATACTTCACCCTCGACGTACTACAAACATGGATGTTCGATTGGGAACTCGGCTCTTGTTTTGTAGAACGTGAAACGACGCCGACCGACGAGCCGGGCGATTATCTGCTTGACGAAGGGCTAAACACAGGAGACTTTATCAGCGATACGCCACAGTCATGGAGAGCAATCTTGCATTGGCTAATCGCGGCAACCGTCGATCTTACTAACAATGACTTTCCAAATCTCGCAAATCCAGTAAAGTTCTATTCGGGGCAGTGCTGTGAATATAATCTTTTTGCAGGTAAAAGTACCACAGGGATTACTTCCGTTCTGAAACCCCTTATTGAAGCCGGAAAAACAAACGCAGTTAAATATCTGTTCCCGGTGGTAGGGCAATGTGTAATAGAAAGCGTACTATTTCCTAATGGGATATACGAGATAATCGGGTATCAAGCCGCATATGATTCACCAACCACAGCCCGCCCGACTGCTTTTGATGGATATACACCTAAAAACAAAAAACTGTTATGTTATCCGTACAGTTTTTTAACAGCAGTTTCAACAGAAGGCCAAGTTGCTCAGTATCGTTATGAGTGGTTTACAGACCCTGATAACATTAAATTCAAAGTTGAAACCGCGCTGACTCCACAGTCATATGTAACAATGTCACCCGCCGATTATTTTGGTAAAACAATAAATCGTGAACTGGCGACAACACTTCCTCCACTTCCGTTAGGTGGTTTTAATTACGAAGTGTACAGCACATGGTTTGCGCTGAACAAAAACAGTATACAAAACAGGGAATTGTGGGATACTGTAAACATGGTTCGCGAAATTGGAAGCGGTGCTGCACAGGGTGCAATGGGTGTTGCACAAACGGCAACACGGGAAAGCGCGCTGGTTGGTGCAGGTGTATCGCCATTGACGGCAGTTAATCTTTCCGCCGCTGGGTATATAGGCGCGGGACTAGTTGCTTTAGGCAGTGTCGCGAACGCTAGTTTATCTCTGCTGGAAAAATCAACAACTCGTTTAGCCGCATATCGCGATATGCAGGCTATGCCTAACGAAACAGCATTGCAATCGGGAACGATTGACGTTCAGCTCGCGACTGGCAACTATGGATGGGATCTTCGGAAAATGCACATGAGACCCGAGAATCTGAAATCGCTTGATGATTTCTTTTCGCGGTTCGGGTATAAAGTGATGCTGACCGAGACACCAACGTTAAAAAATCGTCCTGTCTGGGATTATATCAAGACACTTGATACCGATATAGCAGGACAAGTTCCACTCGCGGATCTCGAAGAGATCAAAGCAAAGTTCGAGCGCGGAATCACCTTCTGGCACAACTCCGCGACTTTCGGCGACTACACGCAAGACAATTCACCGAGCTAACGAAGGAGGTTGAACATGGGCAGAGTACGAAAAGTCATAAACGACGACGACTTCTGGTCGGCCGCCGCTCAAAATAAATGGACGATGTTCCGCACGCTGAATCAGCTTTCGGAAATCGCCGTCTCAATGTTCGAGTGGGAAAACCTTCCTGACACAGTAGACGCGCGATTTCTTGAAACGATTCTGTATCGTGAAGGAAAGATTCTCTTCTTCCGAGACGAAGACGCAGACGGGTTCGCCGTCGCGCGAGTCGCACTTTCCGGACAGATGGGGATATACGACACACCGACCGAGCGGAATTATTACACCACAGCAAATCAGATTCGCGGCCGTCGTTCCCCCGCGGATTCCGTTATAATATGGAATAATTTCATGCGTGAACCGTCGTTCCCGATTATGAAGTCGTTCGCGATGGATATCTATGACATTCATCGAACAGCGATAATCAATTGCAAGGCGATGAAAACGCCGTTGCTTGTCACTTGTAGTCGGAATCAGGAACTGACCCTGAAAAATCTTTACATGAAGTACGACGGCAATGAACCCGCAGTATTTGCGAAGGAAGGTCAGCTTGACGCTGATTCGCTGAAAGTCATTAACACACAAGCTCCGCTTGTTGCTCCGCAGATGCTTGCAGTCGAGCAAGCGTTATATGCAGAGGCGTTAAAGTACCTCGGTGTACAAGGTGCGGCAAGCGAAAAACGCGAACGACTTGTTTCAGCCGAAATGTCGGCGTCACAGGGATCTACTTTCGCGATGCGGTATTCACGTCTGGCAATGCGGCAGGAAGCCGCGAAGCAGATAAACGCGATGTTCGGCTTGAATGTCGGCGTGAAGTTCAGAGCAGAGACTCTGGAATCGTTTGAAATCGAAGAGGACGTTGGCGCGGGAGGGCTTGAAACGAATGAGTAAGTTTACAACGGAAGTCCGGTTTTTATGTGAATCGCTGACGGGACTTACTGATTCGGTCGACGGCTCACAGATCGACGCGACGATTGACAAGGCGATTCCGGTTATATTCGACAAAGCTAGAATAAAGGGGCGTTGTAAGTATTTCACCGACGAATATCTCGATCAGCTGTACCATGCGATTCTGGCGCACTACTATTTCGACGAAATCGGATCAGAAACCTATGGGCTCTGGCGGTACCGTCTGAACACGAAGATGACGGAAATCATCCCGGTTTACGACGAACTCTACAGGACAGTTTTACTAGATTTTGACATTCTGAAAAACGTCGATTATAGTACTACAGCTAACCGCGACAAGAACACAGATAGTACAGAAAACAAGACAAAAGACACTGACGCGAACAACACTGACACCAACACGCAGGACTACACGCGAAAAGTTGACGGATCACGCGATCTTACGACAAGCGGAACAGACAAGCGCACGACAACCGACACCGGAACAGTCAAGGACGACGGAACAAACAGCGGTACGTCGAGCGGTTCGGCATTGGATCTTCACAGCGATACTCCGCAGGGCGGCGTATTTGTTCAGGACGTCGAAAAGCACGATTATTTAACTGACGCAAGGAAACAGACGAACTCGGGGAACACTTCTGGGACTGACTCGAACACACGTACACTTAACACTACTAATTTAATTGACGACGCAACAACAGGCGCGGCAAAGGAAACCACAGGAACAACACGAGCGGACAAAACAACTGACGCGCGCACAAAAGTGATTGACGAAACCGTGGCGACGGCTACTACCGGGAAGGTCAAGACAGTCGACGACTATGTTGAACACATTGTAGGCCTGAAAGGTAATACGTTTACGAACTTGATTAAAGAGTTCCGAGAGAATATCGTAAACATCAATGTCATGATAATTGATGAATTAGCGGATCTCTTCATGGGACTCTGGGAATAATTGGAGGTGTGAATCATGAACGACAAAGAAATATTTGATGTGCTGAAGCCCTATATGCCGATGTGGTGCCAGAAGGTTCTTCCGGCAGTGTTCGACCAGTCGTTAAGCTACTATGAGTTACTCTGTAAGATTTTACAGAAGTACAACGAGCTGGTCGCGGTCGTGAACGCTCACAGCGAAAAACTTGAGAATCACGAAACACGCATTGTAACGCTCGAAACGATCACGAAGGAGATACAGCAGAAACTCGCTGAGCTTGATGAAGCGGTCAAGCAGAATACCGCGAATATAGCGGCGCTGACGGAACGTGTGAATGGGCATGATGCAGAAATCGCGACAATTCAGGCGTTTATCGATGGTCTGGCGAATTCTACAGCCGAACACGGATTCGAAATCAATCGGACGGCGAACACCATTTCGTTTAATATCAACGGCACGACGATTCCGTATCAGTCGGCAGTGGATACCCTGATCAAGCGCGGCGCGCAGGTCATGAAGGGCAATTTCGCTGGCGGCTCTGTGATGCTGGGCGGCTTTGATACTTCCGTTACCGCCGGTCGCATTTTCGGGTTCTGTGTCGGAATCGAAAATGGCGATTTGCACTATATTACGCTTGTAGCAAATACGAACGCGAGCGACGCGAACAGCGGAACAATCGGAAATTGGAAGAGCGTTGAAGTGCTGGATATTACAGATATCATGCAGTCCGAAGGAACCGAACAGTACAAGACGATATCGCAGAAGGTTATTACCGATCTACTGAAAAAGAAACTCGCGGCTGACATGGGGATAACTGGCGCGACTGCCGGGCAGTATCTCAATATCGCAGCAGTCGACGGCGACGGAAAGCCGCTGACATATGGGTTCGGCAGTCCCGGCGGCGGTGGAAGTGGTGTTGACATTGTACAGACTACCGGACAGAGTACTACAAGCGTAATGTCACAGAAAGCGACCACTGACGCGATAAACAAGGTAAAGACGAGTACGGCCGCTGGTGTGAGCGTCGTTTATCCAACGACAGCGGGAGGAACCGACGGAAAGTTTGTCGACGGAAGTGGCGCGACTCTCACAAGGGCGGAACTACTGGCCGGACTGATAGGCGCGGACGGAAAGAACAGAGTTTTTACTGTCAAGAAAACCGGATCTTCCGACTGGCAGAGAATCACGTGGTTCAAGTCGGCGGCGGGTGAAGGGCTGTATGATTTCGCGTGGTACGAGACCGATGGGACGAGCGCAAAAGCGGGAGTTGACCGGTTGACAATGGCGACGAATGGGCAGTTCGCGGTAAGCGAACAGTCGAGTGTTGATGTTCCGGTTAGCGGTGTCGTCAAGTACACCGATTTTGGTAGTGCCTTCTTCAAAATGGACGGAACAACCCCTGCGCCTATTGGCCTTTCGGGTTCAGCGGGGCAAACGCAAAATACAACGTGTTACCTGAAATTACCGTTCGAGTGCAATTCGGTCGAAGAAGCGTACGCTTACCTCGACGGGCTCGGCGGTTTGAAATGTCACTTACAGCTTGTCACGTCGTCAACGGATGTTGACATTTATTACGGCATAATTTTCAAACCGTTCAAACAAACCTCGGTTGTGTCCGGAAGCGAATACACACCTAATTACACGTTGTGCGGGTTCGCGCCTTATAACGTTGTGTCGAAAAATCAAAGCGTAAGACTAGCGTTTGTCATGCAGGAAGTTTACAGCTCAAACAAAACGCTGATTAGTGGCACAATGCGCGCATTGATAACCAGTGGCGTATAACAGTGAGATCTTACTCGTATTGGCATATGGGTCAGACAGAATGGGTGGTGGGCAATGATTAACACACTGATTTCGGCTCTTTCGAGCCTGATAGGCACTCTGGGCGGCATACTCGCCGCTCAGAGTCTGGTGAACTGGCGGTTGCAGTCACTAGAGAAGAAGATTGGTTCGCTTGAAGATAAAATCGACTCATATCATGAGCTGGACAAGCGGATCACGATTTTGGAGGATCATTTGAATGCACACTTATAACATTTCGCCGTTCGAGTGCGGAGATTTCCGCTGTACGAGTAAGCAGGGATTGAGGATTCATCCTATTGCCAAAGTCCCGAGAATGCACAATGGGATAGATCTCGTCGCTAGGCAGATGAACGGAATTCCGTTTGTTATTTCGGTCGAAGACGGAACAGTGGTTCGTTCAAGACGTGTGAAGCGCGAAGCGGATTCCGGAAATACGTGGCAGTGGGGAGAGTATGTCGCAGTTCGCGGAAAATCCGGGAGAGTGATATATTATTGCCACCTTGACAAGCGACTGGTAAATGCAGGAGAAACTGTTAAAGCAGGAGACCGGATAGGCGTCGAGGGGAACACGGGATATTCGACCGGAAGACACCTTCATTTCGAGGTGCGGAACGCCGCTGGAAAACCGATTTCGGCGGCCGCTCTACTCGGAATCCCGAACAGGGCAGGTGAGTATCGCGCGATTGACGATTCGGTCGAAAGTATTACGCTGGTAGAGGGCATGAAATACTCGAACGGAAAGGCGGTACCTAAACGGCTGTGGGGGCAGACGTTTGAAATTGGGCGAAGGAACGGAAATAAGGTTTATTTGCCTGATATAAATAGCTGGGTCATTGAGAAATGAAAAAACTTACAGCGGGAAATGTCTGGCGGTTTTTGAAGACGATCACACTTTGGAATATTGTCGCGATGCAGGTCGGTTTGTTGATGTGCATTATCATGCAATATGTGACAGGTATAGATTTTTCCGGAATCGCGTCGGCCGTTAGTATTGGATGTGGTGCGGAATGTCTGGTCGGCGGTGCGATCAAGGTGTTTGAAATTCTGAAAGCAGGGAACACTAAGCAGGACGACAATATCGAATAAGAAAAGGCAGTCGAAAGACTGCCTTTTTTGTTTTAGACGTTGCGGGAATATCTGTCGGGATGGTCGTCTTTTCCGTTAAGATAATCGTGGCGGTCGGCGTCGAAAATGTCGTCGGATCTATCGTAACGGCGGAAGCGAACCCAACGGACAGAGATGAAGAACTTGTCGTTCCACGGGGCATTCAGGATTCGCGCGCGAGCTTTTTTGAATTCGAGTGTGCAAGTAGGGATAGGGCATTCGGCAAGCGAGTCTTCTGGGAAATAATACCCTTGCTTTTCAAGCTGGCGGATCTCGGCGGGTGTGACGAGTTCGTTTTTGTAGATCATTCGCGTCGATGTGCGGCGGTCGAAGAAGCGACGTTGACGGGGGAGAAGCTGGGAAGGGAGGGTGAAGCGGTAGTATAGTTTATCGACGGCCATTTGGGCGTACCCCCTTGTAAGCGACGACTACTTGATAGCAATCGTGGCAGATTCCGACGTATTGATATGACGCTGAAATTATTTCCAGACTGTACCATTCCGTGTATTGGTTGATTGATTCAATCAACCGAGGAATGTCGGACTCTGTGAATGCAACGACAAAGTGTGTCATTATTTGTCACCTTCTTTCGGAGAGAAGCGTATCAGGAGATCTCCGGAGAGGTTTTCGTCGAGGTGAAGTGAATCGGGGGAGATTGTCACGTCGGCGGAGAAGCGGATTGTATGACCGGGGAGTTTGTCGAGGGCGATTGAAAGGGCTTTTTTAAGCCATGCGATGTCGTTGTCACGGGAGTCGAGCTTTTCAATGAGTTCCTTGTTTTCGGATTCGAGGAAGGAAATGTAAGTTTCCTTCTTTTCGAGCTTTTTGCGAAGGTAGTCTTTCTCGTTTTCGACGATCTTTCGATTGAGGTCGACGGACTTTTTGAAGTTGTGCTGGGCGAAGATCAGGTTGTGGAGTTCGACGAGGTCGTCGGGCGTAAATACGCGACCGATAATGTTGGGTTCGAAAGTCTTGCAGACGAGGTAATCGTTCTTTTCGCAAGCAACGGAGTTCTTGCAGAGGCCGCAGAAGTTAATCATGTTAATGGTTCCTTTCGTAGCGATTGAATGTTGGATTGAGGGAATCAATGAAGAAGAAGTCGGGAGAAACATAGGCGATGTAATCGCGGTAGTCGTGGGTGAAGATGAAAGCGTGTGTGAAGTAACGTTTCAGTTCGTCGACGTATGCGTGATTCCGGGGAATCCAGTACTGACCCCACTCGAAAAGCATGGTGTCGGGCGCGGCGTCGTAGCCGGAGAGGAAATCGGGGAGACGTACGGGAGAGATGTCAAGACAAAAGTCGACTAAGAAGATACAACCCGCCTGAATTTTCCATGCAACATCGACGATACCATTCCATTTTGTAAATCCGGACGGCATATTATCGTTAATGCAGAGCGCGCCAATGCATGTGATATCTTTCAGAACGTTTTCGAGCGGCTTGCGGAAAAGTAACAATGAGTCATTGTGATTCATGGGGTAACCGCAGACCGTGAGCGGACTTACTACGGAAGGTGAGTAAGTAAATGGGGAATCGGACTGGGCTTGACGGTTGTCGCGCTTAAGAGCGGACGCGAGGGCTAGGATTGTTTTCTTGTATACCATTTGTTTGTTCCTTTCTGTCCCTTTGGGGATATCTTATTATACCATATTTGTGGGAAAAATGCAAGGGTTTAGCGGGAAAAAAATTGTAAATAATGTGTGAACTACTGAGTGAAATGGGAAGTCGCGTTGGGAAATTTCCTGATTTTTGATTTCCGGATTTTGGATTTTGGAAAATCAAAATCCGGATTTTTTGTTTTGGTGCTGAATGTGTTGAAGCGAAGCGTCTGGACAAGCGCGACGATAATATACCGCACTGGCGCGATGTGCCACTATCTACACTTCATCACTTTACCACTTTACCGCGCTAAAGTAGTTCGCCTAACTAATTTAACACTTTACCACTTTACCATGCTAAAGTAGTTCGCCTAACTAATTTAACACTTTACCACTTTACCATGCTAAAGTAGTTCGCCTAACTAATTTAACACTTTACCACTTTACCATGCTAAAGTCGACTTCTGTCGAGCTTGACACCCGTAGTGTTTTACGGGTGTCAAGGTTCGCGGTCGGTTGACCGGGTCAACCGATTATAAGGTCGGACGGCGCGAGCGCGAGATATGCTCTCAGAAATCCGGCGCGGTCGTCCTCGTCGCCGTCCCAGTCGGCCGCGACGGCCTCGCGGGTCCGGTCGTCCATAAGCGAGACGAGCGCGTCCCATTCAACCGTCTTGACGGCCTCCTCAGGTGTGCAGTAGCTCTCGCCGTTGTTGACCGATATCATCTTGACGCGCGGCGCGCGGCGGGTCTCGCCGGTTATCGCGTTGTGGTAGTACGCCCACGTGAGTTCGTGCGGCGAGAGACGGGTTACGGCGCTCATAAAATCGCGGTTCCACGAGTGCATAGCGTCGTCGTGGGTCGCGTAAAGCGCGTCGCCGGAATAGCAGATTCCGTCGGCTATCACGGTAGTGTAACCGTTCGGGTCGCGATGGAACACGGCTTTCGTCGTTTCAATCGCGACCGCGCGGCGGCCGTTTTCGTAAACAGGGATATAGACTTTCATTTTTGTGATACCTTTCTAGCCTGTCTTCATCAGACGCCCGGCGGCTAACCCGGGCGTGACGGCCTGACGGCCGTTTCGACTCATTTGATGTTTTCGGGTCGGTTGGTAATGACGCCCCTTTTGACCGTAAAGCGGTCACTAAACCATCTGAGATAGTCTCGGGTCTTCATATTCCGCTGATAGCTATCCTCGCCCGACTGTTTACCGATTCCGGACTTATCACCCTCGTAAACCGTGACGTAAACGTCCTCGCCGAGCTTTGCTTTCTTATCGAGCCACTCGCAAATAGCCGCGACCGTGTCGTCGTCGTCAATGACGTTCAAGACGTTCGACGAGATGATTGCGACCGAGTGTTCAATGCATTCGGCCAGGAAGAGAGCGTCCCTCGCAGTGGCGTTAGTCTCCTCGGACTGGTTGTACTTGTCATACTCGACGTAAACCGGACGCTCGCCGTCCGCGCGGCACGCCGTCGAGTGCACATACTCGCGGATGTGCGATACATAACGACCCGCGCCATAGTCAAACACGAGGTCGAGACGGCCGAGTGCCGACGGCTTAATTTTGCCGTAAACGGCCGGTAGCCGTTTGGAGTTGATGGATGTGGATGCAGATGTGATTGACTGTGCCATGATTTACCTCTTTCTACCGGGAGACCACCCGGTGCGGCTTGTTAAAATCTTGACAGGGACTGTATTTTTCCTCCCTGTGATAATATTATATCACATTTCGCGCGAAATGTCAATCGGCAAAACGACGATATTTCGTACTATTTTTATAGTTAATTTTGTGCATTTTGCTAGTGCTATTTTTCACACATATTTTTGTTCATAGTTCACATGGAAAATGTTAAAAGTTTACTCTACTAATATAGAGCCGTTGGGGGAATTATTTAGGA